CATCTCTACTTCCGTTGATTTCAACAATTTGTTTTGATAGTTTATTAGTTACGATAGGTTTGACTTGACCTCCAACATATTTTCTTGTTGCTCTATCAATATCCATTAATTCACCGTAAGTTAATAATTTCAATTTAATTTCAACATTTGATTTTGGTAATGTTGTTTTTAATAAACCTTCACTATCAGGTTCAACATTTGGTTTTATAAAAGTTAATTCATCTAAAACTATAGAATGTGAAAATTCTTTTCCTGTTTCAGGGTCAATTAATGTGAAGTTATACTCAGGACCAAAAGACGTATTTCTCAAAAAGATTAATATCGCCTCAATATCACCTTCTAACATATCGTATGGTGACAATTCAGGTTCATATAGTTTATTTCTAATTAATTGAGACATCATTTGAGTCGCTTCACCCGTAGATAAAGATACTATTAGATTTTCATCAACTGCAGTTAAATACCCTACTTTAACTGACTTCTTTTTATTTTTATAATACTTACCTTCACTTGGTAATACAACTATGTCGTGAGGTAATGAAAAATTTTCTTGTCCAGCGATTTGCTCGTTCATAAATAAGTTTTTATATATAAAATTAGATTAATATAAACCTTTGTAAATAAAAAAGTCCAATTTCTTGGACTTTAATATAATATATTTTGTATTTTTTAGTATACTAAAACACAATAGTCAGGTCTTAGAGTGGCAGTAATATTAACAAGTCCACCTTCACCATATTCCAAATCACCAAAATCAACTTTAGTTAAGAATGTACCCATTAACATCCATTTTTCAATAACAACACCTGTTGGGTCTAATAAATCCAATTCCAAATCTCTTTTATATCCTACGGCATAACCCATACGACCTGTAACAGACTCAGCATGAAGACGAACCCATTCCATTAAAGCTTGTGTAGCCGATGGACCGATTGGGTCTCTAAATGTAACATCTATTGTTTCCCATTCATAACTAGATGCAACATATCTTTTACTATTAATAAAGGGTATCTCATTTTCTTTTATAGTTATTGATGGTCTACTTGTACTTTCCACGAACCATTCATTGATACCTAAATTATCAAATTTTAAAATGAACCTGTTCTTTTGTTTGGGTTCATATGGTATCGGCATTTTAATCAGTAAATCAGCCATTTCTTTGTTTTTTTTCTTCTTTTATTTTTCTATAAATAGTGTCGTTTATTATTTTTTCTATTTACTTTAAATTTTTTTATGTCCAAATTTGCAATAAGACCAGTTTAATTTTCATTTCCAGTATATAACTTTTTTTCTCCTCCTTTTGTAGAAACAAATTGAATTATATTCTCTGGTCTATTTGATAATTTTTTATGACTATGTTCTAAATTTTTCTCATCATCATCTGAAAAAATGATAACTGGTAGAAAAGAATTAGATATTTTATTCTTTAAATACGCCGGAGTCTGCAAAACCTTTGAAAGGTACTTAACATAATTTTCAAATTCTTTTAACGCAATTTCTTTTCCTTTTTCAGGTGATTGGGCGGAACCTTGTCCAAAAGTAACAGGATAATATTTGTTCATATCCAAATATGCGTCAATAATTTCTGAATCTTCCATATCTTCTTCACCCGCAAACTCTCTGTACTTTCTTAAATTTTTAACAAGTTCTTTCTTGTTTATACCCTTGTAGTTCCCATTAATCATTTTTTCGATGGTACTTCTTATCTTTAACGGAGAATGTCCTCTTGCAGTTATAATTGCAAAAACTGAACCACTATTAATTGCCTTAACAAAGTCGTCCCAAGCAACTGCAGGTTTTGCTAAAAATGCATCTATTTGGAATTTCTTGTCTCCCTTCTCTCCGAATTGTCTATAAGGGTCATTTGCGTAACCTACAATTGTATGTCCTTTGTATTCAAAATCCTTAATACCAATTTCATGTCTGTATTCTGCGAAATCTTCAGTAGACATACCAACCTCATTACCATTTTTATCTTTTAAGATAATTTGAGTTGGCATTTTTAAAATATTATCATCCCAATCAAATGCCCAATAAACCATATCGGGTGTAAATTCTTCTTTAACTTGTTCTATTAATATAACTCCCATACTATTAAATATTATCAAATGATGCACCTGTCGGTGTAATTAAGAATTCAATATCAATAAACTCTAAAGATTTAACTGGTTTTAAATAAATTTTACCAACTAATTGATTTCTATCTAAATCTTCAGTTGTATTTTGGACAACAACTCGGAAGTCATAGAGACCTCTGTCACGTCTAATACTATCTAAAATAGGATTCACAGCATCTAAGAATTGTTGTCTAACGACTGAATCATTTTGTTCAAACAACAATCTAACTGCAACTGCCGAAATCAACTTACGAGCTTGTAGTAATAATCTTCTAACGTTCAATCTATCTAATGAAGATGCGTTTACTTGTAATGTTTTATTACCCCAAATTATAGGTCCTGAATCGTTATATGTTGCAATTGGGTTAATTCTACCTGTATACAATACATCCCTATCAGTTAATGTTAATTTTTTTCTAGCTCTTACCGCATCTACCAATCCTCTTGTATAACCTGCAGTTGCAAACCATGGGAATGCAATATTATCAGTTAATGCAATATTTCTACATACCTCAGCAGTCGGAGGTAAATAAATCTGACTTCCATTACTTGTGTCACGCATTAATACCCAAGGATAATAAGTTGTAGTGTAATTAGAGTCAATTGCACTATTTTCTAAATTACTTACAGCATCTCTTGGATAAATTAAATTATCTAAAGAAGACGATGGTTGTAATATATCAAAATCGGGTGTTGTAACCACGTAAACTGAATCCGCTCTGTCGTTTTCAATCATATCGATTGTTTGAACAATAAGTTGTTGATTGTTAACATAATCAATACCAGGTGTTGCAAAAACGTTAATATTTGTAACCTCAGGATTTGCAAATGTTTGAACACCAATTAAATATGCGTAATAGTCAGTATTACCATAATCAGTTGTGTTGTCATTATAGGTTATTGGTCTAAACGCTCCCCAACCTGTAGATGTCGGATATCTTGTACATCCAGCCAATTGACCTGACCTGTAACCTGACGCTCCTAAGATATATGAATCAGAATTTGTTCTTCTTTCATTATAAATGTCCCACCCGTCAAATCCACCATTAACTAAGAATGTGAATTTACGAGAAAATAAGTTATAATAAGGACTAGATGAATCTTCAGGTTCACTATTGAAACTTGCATTTCCACATACAAATTTGGGGTCTCCTGAATTACTATATTCATTTGCAATAGTTACTGCAGATGCGTTAATATCCATATGGTAACCCTTTGTAATTTTTTGCCACTTAGTTGGGGTGACTTCTGAACACCAATTATATGATGGGTCATTATAAGCCCCTTTGTAATCATAAAAATCAGAATCATAGCCAATTGTATCTGAAATACCTAAGTAAGTTCTTCTAACGTTATCACCTTGACTAAATACAGTATCATCTCCCTGAGTTGAACCAAATGGAGGGTTAAATATTTCCTCTCCATATGTATCATATTTTGATTTGTAAATAACATATGGAGAAGTTAAAGTTGAATATGTTCTAGTTCTATACCCTTCAAAACCACAAGGTAATGCGTTAAATGGAGCGTCAGGATTAACTTCAACCATTATGTATTTTGATTGAATTGTGTATTCACTATCAGATGTACCAATACGTTTTGCGATGTAATTACTTTGGGAACTATCCATCGACATTTTTGTGAACTTTTCAATAATAACAGGATTAGCATCCGTATCATAGTAATCACGAACAAGTAAATCAAACGTTCCGTATTGAAAAGATATATTTGCAATTGATACTTTAACTTGTCTATTAGCACTATTACCGTCAGGTATTGAAATTATTTTAAACAATTGGTAAACTAAATTACCTCTTAATTCAGAAACAACCCATGGTGATTCAGGAGATTGATATTGTTGTAAATAATAACCTATCGATTCTTGGTTTTTATTTCTAGATTCAGGAAGATATTGAAAATCAGTATTCAATCCTCGAATATATCCTTTATTATAACCATAAGTTAAAAGATTTTGATATCTTTCTTCCACGAATAATGGAACCTGTACACTATCCTTTTCAAAATTAGATGTTCCAAAAACTTTACTGATATAATTTGCGTTATTTATATCTAAAGAAGTTTCAAAAGAAAACACATTATTACTTTTATCGGAACCTGATATTACAAATGTTGAAAAAGGATTTTGGGTAACTCCTGAATATGCACCTGTACCTATAAAAGATGCGGTATCTGCAGTAACTTGATATTGGGGTCCATGTAATGTTGAGGTGTATTGTGTTTTTCCTCGTGACCTTAAAGTTGCAACTACTAAATCATTATAATCGGTATATGAGTTACCTGAAAAAAAAATATGATTAAACGTACACATACCTGTAAAACTACCAATACCACTTGACCTGAAACAATATGGGTCACTGGGATTTGTACATGTTCTAATTGTCCAATATCCTGAAACTCCAGAATACGTACCATCATTTTTAATATCAAATCCCGCATAATACCAAGCGTCATTTAGTCTATCCGTGTTTGTCCAACCTGTTAATAATAAATTAGGAACGTCATAATGGTTAGTGTAATTAGTAAGTGTTGAAAATATGTCTGTTGACGGGGTGGACGCACTAACAGAACCATAAACACCTGTTGTGGTTGCTGATAATGAGTTATCCAAAAAAATGGAAGTTAACAATGCCGTAATATCTTGCCTTATTGTTGACGTACCCCCATCGAATTTGGTATACACTTTATCAAATTTACTATAAAATGGTGAACCTGAAAAAGTATTTATTTGATTATGATTAAACGTATCTTCCCCTGTTAAATAGTAATTTACCGTTCCACCAGTATTTCCTGAAAATGTAAAAAGTCTAAAATTACCTTGGGTTGGAGGCCACACTTTGAGAGTTGAATAATCAGGATTTGCAACAGTTGATATAGTCCAAGAAGGTCCGGCATCATAACCTGAAAGTCCCAATACTCTTGTTACAAATAATTGATTTGATTGTTGTAGATATTGTTTTGCAATGAATGGTAATTCATATTTGGGTAACTGAGTGTTAACAAATTTCTCAACAGATAGTCCTCCAAAATATGTTTGGAAGTCGTCATAACTTGTTAAGAATATTGGTTCGAACGCTGGTCCTTTTAAAGTTTCTCCAGCCAAACCTAATGTTGTTACCCCAATACTTTGTGATATAAATGAAAGTTCCCTTTCAGAAGTATATACACCGGGTGAAACGTATACTTTAGATGCCATTTAATTTAATTGTTCAATTTATTTATAGATAAATATTCATCTTTTTATTTGTAACAAAAAACCCCCACAATAATGTGAGGGTTTTTATAATTTTATTTAATAATTAGATATCTTCAAACGAAGCTCCTGTTGGTGTGATTAAGAATTCTATGTCAACAAATTCTAAAGACCTTGTTGGTTTTACATAAATTTTACCTACCAATTGATTTCTGTCTAAATCTTCAGGTGTGTTTTGAACCACAACTCTAAAGTCATAAAGACCTCTATCACGTCTAATTCCGTCTAAAATTGGATTAACCGCATTTAAGAATTGGTCTCTCACAATTTGGTCATTTTGTTCAAACAACAATCTAACCGCCACTGCTGAAATCAACTTACGAGCTTGTAATAACAATCTTCTAACGTTAATTCTGTCAAGAGCTGATTCTCTAATTTGAAGAGTTTTGTTACCCCAAATTACCGTTCCAACATCATTAAACGTAGCGATTGGGTTAATTCTACCTTTGTATAATGTGTCTCTATCTTCTTGGGTTAATCTTCTTCTCGCTCTAATTGCGTTTACAATACCACGAGTGTAACCTGCAGTTGCAAACCATGGGAATGCGGTGTTATCAGTTAACGCTAAGTTTCTACATACTTCAGCCGTTGCTGGTAAATAGATTTGAGTGTTATTAACTGTATCACGAGTCAATACCCAAGGGTAGTAAGTTGCGGTGTAGTTAGAGTCGATACCTGTATTTTCTAAATCATCAACAACTCCTTGTGGGTAGATTAAATAATCCATAGATGTTGAATTTTGTAATAAATCAAAGTCAGGCATTGTTGGAATATAGATTGAATCTGCTCTGTCATTTTCTACCATATCAATTGCCGCACTTACAAGTTCTTCATTATTTTTAATGTCAATACCAGGTGTTACAAATACATTAATATTAGTTATTTCAGGATTTGAGAATGTTTCAATACCCAACAAATATGCGTAATAGTCAGTATTTGCGTAATCAACTGCATTATCCCCAACCGTAATTGGTTTAAACATACCAAGACCTGTTGAGCTTGGGAATCTTGTACATCCTGCCAATTGTCCATATCTATATCCTGCAGAACCTAATTTAAATGTGTCAGCATTTGTTCTTAACTCTCTGTAGATATCCCATCCGTCAAATCCACCTTGTACTAAGAATGTAAATTTACGAGAGAATAATCTGTAATATGGACTTGTAGAATCTTCAGGTTCGCTACTAAATTGAGCATCACCAGCATAAAATGCTGAACCACTATAATTATATCCCGCAATTGTTGTAATACCAGTTGCTCTACTATCCATGTGGAAACCTTTAGTTTTTGTATCCCAACTATTATAAGTTCCTTCAGTACACCAATTTCCTTGGTAATTTTGTTTTCCTTTATATGCGAAGAACTCAGGGTCATAACCTAATGTGTCAGAGATACCTAAATAAGTTCTTTTCACATTATCTCCAGGACTTCTGACCTCATCATCAGAACCATCTGCAAATGTTGTCAAAGGAGGATTCCAAATTATATCACCAGGTGTGTCATATTTTGTTTTGTAAACAGGGAATGGAGATGCCGCAGAACCATAAGTTCTTGTTGTATAACCTTCAAATCCACAAGGTAATGAGTTAAATGGTGCATCATAATTCATTTCTAACATGATGTATTTTGATTTAATTTCAAACTCACCATCTGATGTACCAATTTTCTTAGCAACATAATTGTTCTGACTAGCGTCCATCGAACAACCTACAAACTTTTCTAAAACCACAGGATTTGCGTCTGTATCGTAGTAATCTCTTACCTGCACATCAAAAGTTCCAAGGTTAAATGAAATGTTTGCAATTGAAATTTTTACTTGATAGTTTGCACTATCTCCATCACCAATAGTATATGCTTTAAACATTTGATACACAAGGTTACCTCTAATTTCAGAAACAACCCATGGAGAAACAGGAGTCTGGTATCTTTCTAAGTAGAACGCAATTGAACTTGAGCTTTGACCAACAGCTCTTGGTAATGAAACCAAAGTTGTGTTTAACCCTTTAATGTATCCTTTCTTATATCCATAGTTCAATAAGTTAATATATTCCTCCTCAACAAATAAAGGAACTTCAGTTCTATCTTTTTCAAAATTAGTACTTCCAAAAACTTTAGAAAAATAATTTGAATTTGATTGATTAAATGATGTTTCAAAACTAAAG